GTTGATGAAACTGGAGCATTCTTGACTTCTGTTGATCTATTCTTTGCTAGCAAAGATGAAAATGAAAAAGTTACAGTTGAACTTAGAACTGTAGAGCTTGGAACACCAACAGATCAATTGGTTCAAGACTTCGCAAGAGTCACTCTTGAACCATCTCAGGTCAATACGTCTTCTGATGGATCTGTTGCCACAAGAGTTACATTCCCATCACCTGTCTATCTACAACCAGGTGAGGAATATGCGATTGTAATTCTTTCACCATCTTCAAATAATTATGAAACTTGGATCGCAAGAATGGGTGAAAGAACTGTAAATACTCAGAATTTACCAGATGCTGAAAGTGTAGTTGTAACTAAGCAATACTTAGGAGGGAGTCTATTTAAATCACAGAATGGAACTATTTGGACTCCAAGCCAATTTGAAGATCTCAAATTTACTCTCTATAAAGCACAGTTTACCCAAAATCTTGGCACAGTTTATTTCTATAATCCTAAACTAGGGACTAGAAATAGTCAAACCCCAAGACTACTTCCAAATCCAATTAAAACATTACCTAGAAAGTTAAAAGTTGGAATTACAACTACAACAACAATGGGTAGTATTTTGATTCCAGGTAGAAAGGTAAGCGAAACTAATTCATCAGGTCCTTACGGATATATTGAAAATATTGGAAGTAGAGTTTCTGCTCTTTCACTTACCAATACTGGCGTTGGATATTCAAACGGAACATTTGCTGGAGTGTCATTCTATTCAGTAACTGGAAATGGTTCTGGAGCGGTCGGTGTTGTAACAATATCTTCAAATATTGTTTCTGCAGTTTCCATTACAACTCCAGGAAATGGTTATGCGATAGGTGATGTTCTGGGAATTACAACCAGTAATGTTGTTAAGGGATCTAGTGCTACAATCACTGTTTCTAACATTAATGGAATTGATACATTGTACCTAACAAATGTTCAAGGTGAAGAGTTTACTGATGGTCAAGATTTAGTTTACTTTGAAGGATCAACTGCTGTTGCTGTGGCGAATACTGATATTAGAGGATCTTCTTCTCTCATCAGCAATCTATATGATGGTAGAGTTGTTGAAGTTGAGCATTATAATCATGGTATGATGGCAGATAATAACAAGGTTACTCTTGCCGATATTGAACCAAATACTGCTCCAGTTCTTTTAACTGCCAATCTTGCGGTTGATGCAACAACTATCTCTGTTGCCAGCACTTCAACATTTGCTACTTTTGAAGGTATTTCAACTTCAACTGGATATGTCAAGATTAATAATGAAATTATTTACTATAACAGCATTGGTTCTGGAACACTTGGTATTGGCACAAGAGGTATAGACGGTTCCTTAACCAGAACTCATAATGTTAATGATCTTTGCTATAAGTATGAATTAAATGGAGTTTCTCTCACTAAGATCAACACAACTCATGATATGCCAACTGATTCTGCTCTAAAAGCATCTAAAAACATTGATAAGTATTACTTACAAATTAGTAGATCAAACAGACCATCTGGTGATACTCAACTGAGTTTCACAGATGAAAGATCACTTGGAGGAATGGAGGTATTTGCTTCACAAAACTTCCAATATAACGCTATTGTTCCACAATTTAATGTTATTACTCCAGGAGAAACAACATCTGTTTCAGCAGAATTAAGATCTGTTTCTGGAACAAGTGCTGGTGGATCCGAAATCTCATTTATTGATCAAGTTTATGAACCCGTTGAATTAAATCAAGTTAACAGAGTTTCTTCTACAAGACTTGTTTGTTCCGAAATTAATGAGACAAACAGATTAACTGATCTTCCTAAGAATAGATCAACAACACTGGCAATCCAATTTAATTCGCAAGATCCTAATCTTTCTCCCGTAATTGATAGTCAGAATGGCGTTCTAATTCTACAAAGAAATAGAGTTAATGCCCCAATTGTAAATTATTCTACTGATTCCAGGGTTAAACTGATATCTGGAGATCCTCACTCCGCCATTTACATTTCAAATAGAGTTGATCTGAAACAACCAGCAACTTCACTTAAAGTTCTTGTTTCTGCTTATAGACATTCTTCCGCTGACTTTAGAGTTCTCTATAGACTCTTTAGACCAGATTCTAGTGAAGTTCAACAATCCTATGAACTATTCCCAGGGTATGATAACTTGAGAGATTTGAATGGTGATGGATTTGGAGAGACGATCATTGACGCTACTCTAAACAGCGGCAGATCAGATGCTTTTGTTCCTTCTAGTAGAGACAACCAATTCTTAGAATATCAGTTTAGTGCTGATAATCTTGATAAATTTACAGGATTTGCCATTAAGATTGTGTGCTCTGGAAGTAATGAAGCATATGCTCCAAGATTTAAAGATCTAAGAGTTATTGCTCTCGCATGATTCCTGTTGAAGGACATAAACATCTTTACAGAGATGAAAACTCTGGTGCAATTGTAAATTGCGATACTATTGGATATTCTCAATACGTTAAAATGAAATCTGAAAAGCAAAAACAAAAAGAGGAGCTTGATCAGATTAAAATTGATATTGAGGAAATAAAATTTTTATTAAGGGAGATTATTCATGGATCCAAATAGTATACAACTTGAAGATATTAATAAGTTATTTGAATATGAGATGCAGTCTAGAGAAATTGATGAATGTAATGATATTGAAAAACTTAGAACCATGCTCAAAATATCCATAAAGTTGTACATGAAGCAACAAGAGGTTATTAAAGAACTTGGATTTGGTGAAGTATAAATATATTTTAGATCCTGAAGTTTTTTATAAATGGCAGCTGTTTATGTAAGTAATCTAGTCGTAAATACTGGTACTACATTTACTCAAACTTTTTCACTAGAAAATAGTGATTCTAGTTCTACTTTAAATTTGAGCGGATACTCTATTTCTGCTCAGATGAGAAAACATGCCGGTAGTTCATCATATACAACATTTAATTCTTCTGTAGTTAGTGCTGCAGCGGGTACAGTTAAAGTTGGATTGGGAACTACAACAACTGCCTCCTTAAAACCAGGTCGTTATGTGTATGATGTTTTAATTACTGATAATGCGGGAGTAATAACCAGAGTTGTTGAAGGATCTGTTCTCGTTAGAGAAGGAGTAACTCGCTAATGGCAGACATTAGAGTTAGAGTTGGAGCTCAAAACGCAGTCAAAGTAGTTTCGTCATTAGCAGGAACTAAAGATATTTCTTTAGGTGATCTAACGGACGTTAATTTACCACCAGCTCTTTTAAACGGAATGGTTCTTGTGTACAACTCAACAACATCAAAGTGGGACGCAACATTAGAATTAACCCCAGGCGTATCCCAGAATTTAGACATCAACGGAGGTAGCTTTTAATGGCAAGCATTATCAGGATTAAAAGATCCTCTGGTACTAGTTTACCTGTAAATCTACAATGGGGTGAATTAGCTTATGTAACTGGTATTGGTAGTGCCACTGGTACTAGTCAATATAGAGATAGAGTTTATGTTGGAGACGATGGAACTAACGTAATATCTGTTGGTGGACGTTATTATACGTCCATGATGGACCACGTTCCAGGAACTGTTGCTGGAGTAACTAACACAAGAAATAGTGATGGTGGCATTGTCGCTGTTCTTGACAGTAGCAGAAAAGTTGATCAGTGGAATGTTGATAATTTAAGATTAGATGGAAATACATTCTCCTCCCAAAATACCGATGGAGATATTGTATTAGATCCAAATGGAACTGGTGAAATTAATATTGTTGATGATACTTATCTAAGTTTTGGTAATGACAAAGATGTAAAGTTAAGATACGACGAAGCTACAGATAATAGATTTGAAATTGAAGGTGCAGATTGGGCATTTGCCAACGGTGTTGCGATTAATATTGGTGATGTAACTGATTCAACAAATAAAGACAATGGTGCTCTAGTTGTTGAAGGTGGCGTTGGTATTGAAAAAAATCTCAATGTTGGTGGAAACGCCACTGTTGCTGGAGTTTCAACTTTCACCGGAAGTGTAACTATTGGTGATATAAAGGTTCAGCAAAATATAATCTCAACCGTTCCTGGATCAAGTGGAATTCTTTATATTGATCCATATCCCGATGGTCTAAGTAATGAAGGTACTGTTGTTATTAAGGGTGACCTACAAGTTGATGGTACAACCACATCTGTAAATTCTACGGTTGTATCAATCAATGATCCAATTATTGTTCTCGGTGATGTAACCAGCAAGAGAACAGTAATGGCACCAGTTTTGACTGGTGTTTCAACAATTACTCTTGATTCTGTAGCAGGAATCAATACTGGAGACCTTATCCAAGGAAGTGCTTCATTACCTAATAGTGGTCTGACTACTATTACTGCTTTTAATAATACCACTAAAATTGTTACAATTCAAGGTACTACCACTGCTGGTATTACCACAACGACACAATTAACAATTACCCACGCATTTGATACTAATACTGATCGTGGTGTTGCCTTTGATTACAATACTGGTGTAGGAACTGCCAATAGCAAGACTGGATTCTTTGGTTATATTGATGGTAATAATGTTGGCAGTGCCGCTACAGCAAGATCTTGGACTTATATTCCTGATGCTGTAATTACATCACCAGGCATTGTAACTGGAACTAGAGGATATCTTGATGTTAAAGGTATCTATTACCAAACTGGAGATTTTAACACCCATGGTGTTGTATATTTTGATGCTAATGGACTCCAAACTTCAACGAATAATCCAGCATCACCAACTATTACATCAAAACAAATCTTGACTGCAATTACTGAAATTAATTTAACACTTAGCAGTTCGGTATCAGTTACAGTAGGTGATTTAATTCTACAAGAAACAAGTGGAGCTTATGGTGTAGTCAAGACAACCGTGAGTGGATCTACAATCACTCTAGTTGGTGTTGAAGGGACATTTGATACTACTAATAACTTGTTAAAAAATGGAACATCATTAGCAATAATACCAACTGTAATAACACCCATATATACAAATAAACCAACCTGGACTTCAACTCTGGATGGAGGAACATTCTAAAATTTATGACAAATCAAAATAATGAAGTTGATGTGAATGTATTGATTAAATTGTATAATCAAAGACTATCAACTCTAACAAATCAAAATATTTTATTAGAGGCAAAGGTACAAACATTATCTAAAGATTATTCTGAATTAGAAGAACGATATAATGAACTGTTAATTTCCAGTCAGACAGAGGAAAAGTAAAATGGCGAAACCAGCAAGTAGACAACAACTCATTGATTACTGTTTAAGACGGCTGGGTGCCCCTGTATTGGAAATTAACGTTGATGATGACCAAATAGATGATTTAGTGGATGACGCCCTACAGTACTTCCAGGAGCGTCATTTTGACGGTGTTGAGAGAATGTACCTAAAGTACCAATTAACACAGGCAGACTTAGATCGTGGTAGTGCAAAAGGTACTAATGGTGTTGGTATAGTAACCACTACCGCTACATCTACAAATATAAGTGGTTATGGAACAACCACATCAAGATTTTATGAAACTTCTAATTTTATTCAAGTTCCCGATTCTGTTATTGGCGTAGAAAAAATATTTAAGTTTGACACTAGTTCAATTTCTGGTGGAATGTTTAGTATTAAGTATCAATTGTTTTTAAATGATCTATACTATTTCAACTCCGTTGAACTTTTACAATATTCAATGGTAAAAACCTATCTAGAGGATATTGACTTTTTACTGACTACCGATAAGCAAGTAAGATATAATAAAAGACAGGACAGATTATATCTTGATATTGATTGGGGAGCACAATCTCTCGGAACTTATCTTGTTTTAGACTGCTATAGGATTTTAGATCCAGATACTTATACTAATGTTTATAATGATAGTTTTATAAAAAAATATCTAACAGCATTAATTAAACGCCAGTGGGGTCAAAATCTAATTAAATTTAGAGGTGTTAGACTTCCAGGTGGAATTGAACTGAATGGTAGAGAAATATATGAGGATGCTGAAAGAGAACTAGAAAGTATTAAGCAAGTTATGGCCCTTGAATATGAACTCCCACCTTACGACTTTATTGGATAATGGCACTTAATCCCTTTTTCTTACAAGGATCACCTAGCGAACAAAGACTGGTACAAGATCTTATCAATGAACAGTTGACGATCTATGGTGTAGAAGTCACTTATATACCAAGAAAGTTTGTAAGAAAACAAACCATCATTGAGGAGATACAATCATCAAGATTTGATGATAACTTTTTAATTGAGGCATATGTGAATACTTATGAGGGGTATTCTGGTGCCGGAGACATTTTAACAAAATTTGGAATGAGTTTGAGGGACGAACTTGTCATAACAATATCCAAAGAAAGATTTGAAGATTTTATTGCTGCGTTCTTAGCAGCAATGCCAGATGATGAAATTGAATTATCAACTAGACCTCGTGAGGGAGATCTTATTTATTTTCCATTGGGTCAAAGACTTTTTGAGGTTAAATTTGTAGAGCATGAACAACCTTTTTATCAGTTAGGTAGAAATTATGTTTATGAACTGAAATGTGAATTGTTTGAATATGAAGATGAAGTTCTTGATACTTCTATTGACGAAATAGATACAACAATTCAAGATACTGGATTCATAACTACTCTAAACTTGATTGGACTTGGAAGAACTGCTACTGCCAATGCCAATTTAAGTGCAACTACAGGATATATCAGACAAATTTTTCTCAATAATGATGGTAGTGGATATACCGGATCACCAACTGTTGCGATTTCAACAGCACCATCTGGAGGAATCAATGCCGCAGCAGTTGCTATTACCACAAATAAAGCTGGCATTTATTCCATAGAACAAATAATATTAACAAATGCTGGATCAGGATACATTGCCCCACCAACTATAACAATCACTGGAGGAAATGGAATTGGTGCAGCAGCCACATGTTCAATAGAAAGTGAAGTTCGTGGAGTTATCAGTTTCACATTAACTGACACTGGCGTAGGATATTCAACCGCACCATCAGTTTCAATTTCTTCTCCTGGAATTGGAACAACAGCAACAGCGGTGGCAATTATCAATCCAGATACTCAAGTTTCATCACTCAGAGTAACAAATACAGGAGTTGGTTATACAGTCACACCAACAGTCACTATCGCATCACCACCATTAATTACTGGTTTAGGTACTTACAGATTTAATGAGGTTGTAAGAGGATTAACTTCGGGAACAGAAGGAAGAGTCAAGTCTTGGGATTCGGATACAAAAGTTCTTAAGGTTTCTCTTGTTGGTATCGGTACAACTGTCAGTGGATTTATTCCAGGAGAAATTGTTATTGGAACAGCATCTACAGTTTCAGCGGCATCTACTTCTGATGGATATGCTCTTTATACTATTAAATCTTATGATCATAGGGACATATATGATAAATATGAACAAAACGACGAAATTGAAGAAGAAGCAGACACCTTCATAGATTTCTCACAGACAAATCCATTTGGAAGTTACTAATGCTAGGAACCTATTTTTATCACGAAATCATTAGGAGGACTGTCATTTCTTTTGGCACAATCTTTAATGATATCCACATTCGCCACAGAAATTCCAATGATGGTGAAATTAGTGATATGAGAGTTCCTCTGGCATATGGTCCAGTTCAAAAGTTTTTAGCAAGAATTGAGCAGCAACCAAACTTAAATAAGGCAACTCAAATATCTTTGCCAAGAATGTCGTTTGAAATGAACTCCATTCAGTATGATCCAACTAGAAAGGCAGGCGTTACTCAAACCTTTAAAGCATCGGATGGCACAAACCTAAAAAAAGTTTATATGCCAGTCCCATATAATATTGGATTTGAAGTTAATATTTTAACAAAATTGAATGATGACTCTCTTCAAATCGTAGAACAAATACTTCCTTATTTTCAACCATCTTTTAATTTAACTATTGATCTTGTAGATTCAATTGGAGAAAAGAGAGATATAAGTGTTGTTTTGGATAGTATTTCTTTTCAAGATGATTATGAAGGAGATTTTTCAACCAGAAGAGCATTGATTTATACTTTACAATTTACTGCTAAGACCTATATGTTTGGTCCAATCGCAGATACTACAGATGGACTCATTCGTAAGGTTCAGGTTGATTATTATGCTGATACAAATAGAGAAACTGCAAAGCGTGAATTAAGGTATACTGCGTCACCAAAAGCACTCAAAGATTATAATAACGATGATGTATCTGTTTTAAAAGAAGCTCTAACCAAGACAGAAACAAGATTAACAATTACTACATCTACAGGAATGTCAGCAGGAGATAGAATCATTATTAATAGTGAAATTATGAAGATTGTAGAAGTTATTGACGGAACAACCATTGCGGTGAAGAGAGGATATGATGGAAGTTCCATTACAACTCATTTAGAAAGTACATCAATTGACAAACTAACTGCCGCTGATGATGCTCTAGTTGATATTGATGATGACTTTGGATTCAACGAAAATCTATTCTCATTTACAGATTCTAGAGACTTTAGCCCATCTAGAAGTATAGATATCTAATAGATTGGTAAAATTATGGCAAATAAGTTTGAAAAAATTGATGAAGCACTCAATGTTGAAAGTAGCATTGTAGAAGTAGATAGTAACTACAAACCTACTTTAGATACCGTTAAGGAACTGAGTAATGACATTAAAAAAGATTATGAATATACTCGTGCAAACTTATATTCGTTGATTGAAAAGGGACAAGAAGCAATTAATGGCATTATGGAACTGGCAGGAGAGGGTGGTTCTCCCAGAGCATATGAAGTTGCTGGACAATTAATCAAATCAGTTGGTGATGTAACTGATAAACTTATAGATTTACAAAAGAAATTAAAGGATGTTGAAGAAGATACAGTAAAAACAACAAACAATGTCACAAACAATGCTTTATTTGTTGGATCAACATCGGAGCTATCAAAATTACTCAAGCAAGGTTTTCTAAATAATAAAGAATAATCTTGTAGTTCAATGAGTTGGTCTAAAAAATATAAAAGATCAATTGATTGTGATAGTCCAAAAGGATTTTCTCAAAAATCTCATTGTGCTGCTCGTAAAAAAAGACAAAGAGGCGAAGTGACTAAATCAAAGTCTCCCTTTTCTGAAGCAAAGGAACCACAAACTTTTACAAAGTTTACTCATAAAACAAAGCATTTACCAAAATCTCAACATCAACTTGATCCAAATCTTGATCTAAAGCAATTGGTTCATCATGCGGTTAAGCAATATGTTGATAGAGATGCTGATGGTGATGTGGATGTTTATGACAATCCAAGTAGAAAAACTCCAGATGAAAATGTAATGAGTGCTCCGGAGGGTGCAAAAGTTGCTTCAAAAAAACTTATTGCTAAACAAAAAGGAGAATTGAAGCATACTAGAGTTGGTATGGCTTATGAAGAAACTAAATCTGGGGATGAGGGACTTCGTGATTGGTTTGGTAAGTCAAAGTCTTCCGATGGAAAATCTGGATGGGTTCAACTAGGTGGTAAATGGGCAGGAAAACCTTGTGCTCGTCAACCTGGTCAGACTTCCACTCCAAAGTGTGGAAGTTCAAAAATGAAAAGAGATCTCTCAAAAGATGAAGAAGAGTCAGCAAGAAGAAGAAAGAATAGATTAGATCCAAACCAACCAGAAAAAACTGGTGGAGTAAGTCCAACAAATGTCAGAACAGAAGAAATGAATCTCCAAGAAGTAAAAGATAAACCAGGAAAAGGCAGCGGCAAAAAAGACGCTTGCTACAATAAAGTAAAATCAAGATACAGCGTTTGGCCAAGTGCTTATGCTTCAGGAGCACTTGTCAAGTGTCGTAAAGTAGGTGCTGATAATTGGGGAACCAAATCGGAGCAAGTTAATATGGAAAGATATTGCCCTAGATGTAAAAAGAATGAACTAAGAGATGAATGTAAGTATGGTCCAAAATATTGGGATACATATTCTTTACCAATTAATTTGTCATCAGTGGCAATGTCAAATCCTCATTATCATATGAATAGTCCTCACCCAGCAAATGAGGAAAAAGATCATGAGTATTCAATGGCTCGCTCTGAACTCTCAACAATTATTTCTGCAGCAAAGCGTCTAAAGAAAAAAATGAAGGGTGAGGGAAGCATTGAGGCATGGGTACAATCAAAAATTACTAAAGCGGCAGATTATATTGATACCGCAGCAGATTATGTTGAAAGTGGTGAGCATAATGTTGAAGAAGCAAAAAAATGTTGGTCAGGATATGAGAAAAAAGGAACACAAAAACTATTTGGAAAAACTTATAATCGTTGCGTAAAAAAGGAGCAATTTTCAAACTGGAGAGAAGAACTTTCTGAAGATTGGCAATCAGTAAATCGCAAAGATAAAACTGATGGTCTTAGTCAGAAAGCGGTAAATGCTTATCGTCGTGAGAATCCAGGTTCAAAACTTCAGACTGCTGTAACTGAGAAAAAACCAAAGGGTAAAAGAGCAAAGCGTCGTAAAAACTTTTGTAGTCGTATGTCAGGAATGAAAGCAAAATTGACTTCCGCTAAGACTGCTAGAGACCCAGATTCAAGAATCAACAAAGCCCTCCGTCGTTGGAACTGTAACTAAAATGAAATCTTTTCAACAATTCTTATCAGAAAGCATCAATATCGCTGGAGATTTCAATGGAAATCTTTATATGAATGGTGAATCTCAACCAGAGCAAGCAACCGAATCTTTTCTTGCTGATGTAGTTTGGGAAGGAAAACTATATCGCATTGAAGTTGAAGGTAAGATGATGAACAAAAACGCTCTCACAGAACAACTTCAGGGTGAATATCCTGGAGCAATTGTTCATAACATTTACCCATCACAATCACAAAGTTCTTTAAGAATTAAAAATACGCAAAGATATCAACCAGAAAGACTAACTTGGACTGATTAATTATGGCACAATGGAATAAGAAAACACAGGACTTCCTAGATCAAGAAAGAAGTCTCTTTGAGGTCTTTAATATTGCGGATCACTGGGGAAACCAGACAGACTGGAGACCTCAATTTACTGGTAATAATAGACTTAAAGTTGCTCCGTTCCAAACAGTATTCTTCAACACCTTCCAGTATGGTAAAGAGACTGATGTTTGGGATGAGAGAATCGTTGGAGTTGGAACTGCAACATTTAATGTAAATGCCAGTAATGTTGTAATGCAAGTTGGATCTACTGCTGGAAGTAAAGTTGTCCGCCAAACCAAGAATGTGATGAGATACATTCCTGGTAGATCTTCAACTCTTGCGTTTACAATTCGTTTAGAAACACCACAGGTAGGTATTCGTAGAAGATTTGGATTGTTTGATGACAATAATGGTGTTTTCTTTGAGGATAATGGAGGAACATACTCGTATGTAATTCGCAGCAGTGTAACTGGAATTGTTACAGAAACCAGAGTATTCAGAGATGAATGGAATGGTGAAAAGTTTGATGGTAATGGGTGGACTGGAGTAACCGCAGATCCAACAAAACAACAAATGATTTCTATCAATTATGAATGGTATGGTGCAGGTATAATTCAATTTGCTTGGTTAATGAAGAATGAGACTGTTGCATCTCATACTTTTGATAATGCAAATACCAATCCAGGAGTTTGGTGTTCTACACCATTCCTCCCCATTCGTATTGAGATTGAGAATGTAACTGGTGTTGCAGGAACTCATTACATCTATCAAGGTTCTAATTCTCTTATTCAGGAAGGAGAACCAGAGAAACTTGGAACTCTTTTGAGCATATCAAATCCCATCACAGGGACAACGATGCCATCCGCAAATACATATTATCCAATTATAAGTCTTCGTCTAAAGTCTAGTAATTTAGGTGCGGTGATGCTTTTGAGATCATTACAAGCAGCAACGGATGATAATACAAATGTTTATTGGCAACTTCTACAAAATGCAACACTGACTGGGGGAACTTGGGTAAATCATCCCGATCCAAACTCTTTTATGCAGTATAATATCACTCAAACTGCAGTATCTGGTGGAGATGATCTTTTGAGTGGTTTTGTAATTAATGGCAGTGGTGCGTTAGTTGATCTTGATATTAAAGCAGCACTTCAGTTAGGTAGAAGTGGCATTGGAACAATTAGTGACACTTATACTCTTGTTTGTGCAAGTCCAAACACCAACAAAAAAGCACTTGCAGTATTGAATTGGATTGAACAAAGGTAATTTTTTATGAGTGAAGTCTATTTGGGGAACCCAAACCTTAAGAAGGCAAATACACAAATTGAGTTTACAGAAGAACAAATTATTGAGTTCTTAAAGTGTAAAGAAGATCCTGTATATTTTGCAAAAAATTATATTAAAATCGTTTCTCTGGATCACGGTCTTGTTCCTTTTGAGATGTATCCATTTCAAGAGAAACTTGTAAAGAACTTCCACGAGAATAGATTTAATATTTGTAAGATGCCTCGCCAGACGGGTAAATCTACGACTTGTGTTTCATATTTGTTACATTATGCTGTATTCAACGACAATGTTAATATAGCTATTCTAGCAAACAAAGCATCCACGGCAAGAGACCTTCTCGGAAGACTACAACTTGCTTATGAGAATCTACCTAAATGGATGCAGCAAGGTATTATATCGTGGAACAAAGGATCTTTAGAACTGGAAAATGGCTCCAAAATTTCATCTAACTCTACTTCATCATCTGCTGTCCGAGGCGGATCCTATAATGTCATCTTTCTTGACGAGTTCGCTTTCATCCCGAATCACATTGCTGATGACTTCTTTGCCTCTGTTTATCCTACTATTTCTTCTGGACAAAGCACGAAGGTAATTATCGTTTCTACACCACGCGGTATGAATCACTTCTACCGTATGTGGCATGACTCTGAGAGGGGCAAGAACGAATATGTCCCCACAGATGTTCATTGGTCTGAAGTTCCTGGAAGAGACGAATACTGGAAGCAACAAACAATCGCAAACACTTCAGAACAACAGTTTAAGGTTGAGTTTGAATGTGAATTCTTAGGATCTGTCAATACACTGATCAATCCTTCAAAATTAAGAAATCTTGTTTATGAAGATCCAATCAAACGAAATGCTGGTCTTGACATATATGAGCAACCTAAAGAGGAGAATAATTATCTAATCACAGTTGACGTTGCTCGTGGATTGGGTAATGACTATTCGGCATTTATTGTCTTTGATATTACCGAGTTCCCGTATAAAGTCGTTGCCAAATATAGGAATAATGAAATCAAACCAATGCTATTTCCAAGTGTAATTCACGAAGTAGCAAAAGGATATAATGATGCTTGGTTATTAATTGAGGTTAATGATATTGGAGATCAAGTCGCAAGCATTCTTCACTTTGATCTTGAGTATGATAATGTTCTGATGTGTGCGATGAGAGGTCGTGCTGGACAGATTGTAGGTTCTGGATTCAGTGGAAAGAAATCTCAACTCGGTGTAAGAATGACCGCAGCAGTTAAAAAGTTGGGATGTTCTAACCTAAAGACTTTATTAGAAGATGATAAGTTATTAACTGTAGATTATGAGATCATATCAGAGTTAACAACCTTTGCTCAGAGACATAATTCTTTTGAAGCAGAAGAAGGTTGTAATGATGACCTAGCAATGTGCCTTGTAATTTTCTCTTGGTTGGTAGCTCAGGACTATTTCAAAGAAATGACGGACAATGATGTTCGTAAGAGAATTTACGAAGAGCAAAAAAATCAGATTGAACAAGATATGTCACCATTTGGATTTATTCAAACTGGTTTGGAGGAGGCAGATAGTTTTGTTGATAGTGATGGAGATAGATGGCACCTAGATGAGTATGGAGATCGCTCATATATGTGGGATTATCTCTAATGGATTTTGATGATCAGATAGAATTAGAACATATATTATTCTCTGATAGAAAATGTAGAGTATGTGGTAAAGTTAAAAACTTAATTAGTGATTTTTATTTGACTCGTAAAGGTAGAGCAGTTTTTCTTTCCGCATATTCTTATGAGTGTAAGGACTGTACTAAAGTAAGAATTTTAAGTAGAAGAAGAAAGATAAAAGAAGGAAAACCTTTTCTTGAATGGGAATATCCTGACTGGTAGATTGTTCACGCACCATTTCCCCATTTAAAATAACCTTTTTAATAAATATTTCTAGAATAATTCTGAACTAGACGGAGAATTAAGATGCCGCTAAATTTAGCATCTCCTGGAATTGTAGTAAGAGAAGTTGATTTAACAGTTGGTAGAATTGACCCAACCTCCGATGCTGTTGGGGCAATTGTAGCGCCTTTCGCAAAAGGTCCTGTAGACCTACCTATTTTAGTAGAGAATGAGGCAGACTTACTTCAAAATTTTGGAGAGCCTTATCCAACAGACAAGCATTATGAGCATTGGATGGTTGCTTCTTCATATCTTGCTTATGGTGGATCATTAAGAGTTGTAAGATCTGATGATACAGACCTAAAAAATGGATTTGCTGGAGCAGCATCTAGCATCAAAATCAAGAGTCTGGACGATTATAACAATCTTGGTTACGATGAAAATACCATTAGTGGTGTAACAGTAGCAGCAAGAGATCCTGGATCTTGGGCAAACGGTGTCAAAGTTGCTTTAATTGATGCCAAAGCAGATCAGATTCTTGTTGGAGTATCAACCAGTGCTGGTTTACCAAACATTCAAGTTGGTTATGGTGTAACACAGGCAATCAGTTCAACTCTACCTGGTGCTGGAACAACCTCAACACTTGATGGTTATCTAAAAGGTGTCATCACGCAAATTAGTGGTACTAACGCATACGTAAAGGTTCTTTCTCATGTATCAGCAGCAGGAACTGAAACTACAGTAGATTATCAACCATCTGGAGTTTATGCTTTCTCTGGATCTGGTTCTGTTGCGATTCACACCAACGGACAATCAACTGCTGCTGGAACAACCTCATATACTGCTCAGCAAGATTGGTTTGATCAACAATCAATCGCACTTTCAAACAACACCACGATTGCTTGGAACACAATTGCCGACAGACCTTCCACATCATCATTCGCAGCAGCAAGAAACGCAAGATTTGATGAAGTTCATGTTGTTGTAATTGATGACAAAGGAACTGTAAGTGGAAATGCTGGAACAATTCTTGAGAAGCATTTGAGTCTTTCAAAGGCATCAGATGCTGAATTCTCTGTAGGATCACCATCTTATTGGAGAAAGTATCTCGCATCAAACTCACAGTACATCTTTGGTGGTTCTCAACCAACAGGTATTGTAACCACTGGATTTAGTTCAGGGTTCACACTTACTACAGACAGTGGATGGGATCAAGATACGGATTCAATTATTTTTGGAGCGACTGGGGCAAATACCCTCACTCTTGCTGGTGGTAAAAACTATAATGGTGGTACTGATATTACAGTCAGTGGATCACTAACCTCAACTATTGGTAATCTTTCAACTGGATATGATCTCTTTGCTAATAGTGAAGAGTATGAAGTTGATTTCCTCTTAATGGGATCGGCAAATTATGTCAAAGAAAGTGCTCAGTCACTTGCTAATAAACTAATCTCAGTTGCTGAAGAAAGAAAGGACGCAGTTGCCTTTATTTCTCCATACAGACTCGCTTTCTTGAATGATTCAACCGTTGGATCGGTAACTGTAAACTCTGCTGCTGATATTACAAATAATGTAATCAGTTTCTACGCACCAGTTACATCGTCATCTTATGCGATCTTTGATAGTGGTTATAAGTACATGTATGATAAGTTTGCCGATACATTTAGATATGTTCCTCTGAATGGTGATATTGCTGGACTATGTGCCAGAAACGATATCAACAACTTCCCATGGTTCTCACCAGCAGGAACAACCAGAGGTGCTATTCTTAATGCAGTTAAACTGGCATACAACCCAAGCAAAACTCAAAGAGACAGACTGTATTCTAATAGAATCAATTCAGTCATCTTTACTCCTGGTTCTGGAATCGTTCTCTTTGGTGATAAGACTGGTCTTGCTAAGTCATCGGCATTTGACAGAATCAACGTTCGTAGATTGTTCATCTATCTGGAGAACGCGATTTCTGCTGCTGCTAAAGATCAGTTGTTTGAATTCAACGATGAAACCACAAGATCAAACTTCGTAAATATTGTTGAACCTTTCTTACGTGATGTTCAAGCAAAGAGAGGTATTCAAGACTTTAGAGTCATTTGTGATGAGACAAATAACACAGCAGCAATCATAGATAATAATGAATTTGTTGCTGACATCTTCATCAAACCTGCTAGATCTATTAATTTCATTGGATTGACTTTTGTCGCCACCAGATCTGGTGTATCATTTGATGAAATCATCGGAACCGTTTAATTCAACTAGAGGAATCTAACAATGGCATTAAGAACAATTTCAGACTTTAAAGCTAGACTAAAAGGTGGCGGTGCCAGACCGAATCTATTTGAAGTTGAGTTAGTCTTCCCTACTCAAGTTGGAGGTTTAACGGGAGCAAGTAATGATCTGGCAAATTTCCTGGTCAAAACTGCCGCTCTTCCAGCATCAAACGTTACTCCAATTGATGTAGCATTCAGAGGAAGAATTTTAAAGATTGCTGGTGACAGAACATTTGATACTTGGACAGTTACAATTATTAACGACACTGACTTTGCTATTCGCCATGCTTTTGAAAACTGGATGAACAAAATTAATAATGTTGAAACTGCTCAGGGTCTAACCACACCTGGAGATTATTATGCTGATGCTCTAGTTCATCAACTAGATCGTGACGGAGAAAAGTTGAGAACATACAAATTCCATGATGTTTTCCCAACAAATGTCTCCCAAATTGATCTGTCATATGACACGACAGACACGCTTGAAGAGTTCACTGTAGAACTTCAAGTCCAGTGGTGGGAAGCAATTAGAGGAACTGCCGCTGGCGCAGGTGGCGATAACATCAAGTAATAAATAGATAAGACGGTTTTAAATTTATAAAATGGCAAAACTTTTTGGATTTTCTATTGATGATGCTTCTAAAAAACCGGATTCAATAGTATCCCCCGTCCCCAAAAGTAATGAGGACGGGGTTGATTATTTTGTTCAGTCTGGTTTTTATGGTCAGTACGTAGACATTGAAGGTGTTTACAGAACTGAATTTGATCTGATGCGTCGTTATAGAGAAATGGCGCTTCATCCAGAATGTGATGCTGCGATTGAAGATGTTGTCAATGAAGCAATTGTCAGTGATCTTTACGATTCTCCAGTTGAAATTGAACTTACAAACGTAAATGCAAGTGATAATTTAAAAAAGAAAATTAGGGAAGAATTTAGAAATATCAAAGAAATGATGGACTTTGATAAAAAGTCCCATGAAATTTTTAGAAACTGGTATGTTGATGGAAGACTTTATTATCTAAAAGTGATTGATATAAAGAATCCTCAAGATGGGATCAAGGAGATCAGATATATTGATCCCATGAAGATTAAATTCATAAGACAAGAGAAGAAATCAAATAAGTCTAACGGACTAGCACCTTACCAAAATCCAAATGAACCACTGGATTTAGTAAAGGGTGTATATCCAGAACTTGAGGAATATTATCTCTATACTCCAAGACCAAATTATCCAACAGGAACTTTTTCTTCTTCAGCAAGCACTAAAGGTTCTATCAAAATTGCTAAGGACTCTATCACATATGTCACTTCTGGACTATTTGATAGAAACAAAGGAACTTGTCTCTCATATCTACACAAAGCAATTAAAGCACTCAATCAATTAAGAATGATTGAGGATTCTCTTGTAATTTATAGACTATCAAGAGCACCAGAAAGAAGAATTTTCTATATTGATGTAGGTAATCTTCCAAAAGTAAAAGCAGAACAATACCTCAAAGAGGTTATGTCTCGCTATAGAAATAAACTTGTTTATGATGCGAACACTGGCGAAGTTCGTGATGATCGTAAATACATGAGTATGCTTGAAGACTTTTGGCTTCCAAGAAGAGAAGGTGGTAGGGGAACTGAAATCACCACTCTTCCAGGTGGTCAAAATCTAGGTGAACTCACGGACGTTGAATATTTTCAGAAAAAACTTTATAGATCTTTGAATGTTCCAGAATCCAGAATTGCGAGTGATGGTGGATTCAATCTTGGACGTTCTTCTGAAATTCTAAGAGATGAACTTAAATTTGCTAAATTTGTTGGCAGATTGAGAAAGCGTTTTGCGAATATATTTGGTGATATGTTGAGAACGCAATTGATTCTCAAAAACATTATCACACCAGAAGATTGGGATCAAATTAATGATCATATTCAATATGATTTCTTGTATGATAATCAATTTGCTGAACTGAAAGAGTCTGAAATGTTAAATGAAAGACTTGGATTGGTTGCTACAATGGAACCTTATATTGGCAAATACTTCTCAGTTGAGTATGTTCGTAAAAAAGTTCTTCGTCAGACTGATCAAGAAATTATTGATATTGATGACCAGATTGAAAGAGAGATAAAAGATGGTATTATTCCAGATCCATCTCAAATGGATCCAATAACAGGAGAACCATTACCCCAAGAGGGAGATCCAAATCTTCTAGGTAATGTACCACAAGAACCAGAGATTGACGCAAATATTACTCAGGTAAAAGAACCCAAAGGTGGAGAAATATAAATAATCTTACAATACTATACTAATTTTCATGGAAGATTTACTTGACTTAATTGCAACTGACCAACCCGCTGCTGATATTTCTGATAAAGTTAAAGAAATTTTATACACAAAAGCAGCAGAAAGAGTTGATTATCTTCGTCCAACGGTTGCTAATATCATGTTTGGTGAAAATGAAGATTCTGAGGAAACAACCGGGAAAGAAGGATGATTACAAAAATTGTCACAACTCAAGTCAATACCACAACAAGTGCTGGTGCTGCTAGTAGTATTAGTGATGCAACTTGTGTTCGTTTATATAACAACACAGCAGGAATTGTAACTGTTGGTATAAACACTTTAGTTGGAGCAGCATCAACTAATTTCTTTGAACTTCCAGGCGGATCGGTTGAATTTTTAACAAAAGCAGCGTCTGATGTTATTTGGTCAACGACTGCGATCAGAGCAAATAAAGTAGCATTCACAAACTAAAATGAAACTCATTACAGAAGAAATCCAAAAAGTAGAATTTATCGTTGAAGGCAAAGGTGCCGCTAAAAAAATGTATATTGAAGGTGTATTCCTTCAAGGCAACATTTGTAATCGTAACGGAAGAATGTATCCTATGGACACTCTTTCTCGTGAGGTGAAGAGATATGACGAATCTTTTATCCAAAAAGGTCGTGCTTTGGGTGAACTTGGACACCCAGATGGTCCAACTGTAAATCTAGATCGTGTTTCTCATAAAATCGTTTCCCTCACTCAAGAAGGAAATAATTTTATTGGTAAAGCACAACTTCTTGAAACCCCTATGGGTAAGATTGCCAAATCTCTGATTGGTGAAGGAGTTTGTCTTGGTGTTTCTTCTCGTGGTGTTGGTTCATTGAAGATGACCAACGAAGGTCATAAAGTTGTTGGTGAAGATTTTATGTTAGCAACTGCTGCTGATATTGTAGCAGATCCTTCAGCACCTGATGCTTTTGTTCAGGGAATTATGGAAGGTAAAGAGTGGGTTTGGGAAGGCGGAATCCTTCGTGAACAACTGGCAACCAAAACTCAAAGAAGAATCAATACATTAGTTGATCAAAAAAGATTAGATGAGCATAAAGTCCATCTATTCCAAGATTTCTTAGCAAATCTTTAATTTATAAATAAATATAGATTATAACACAATCAATCTAAAATG